TGCCCCCAATCAATTAAATTATTACTTGTTCCTGTTCCCCAATAACTCATTTTGTACTTTTTTTATTTGTTCTACTTTTGCTAAATAAAGACTTAACTTTTTAAAGTTCTGAATCTTTACCTTTTTATATTTGCCAGCCTCCATAAAAATTGTTTGTATCTGGGTTTACGTCTTCATTTGAATTTAAATAATACTCCGGAAAAGTAGTTTGATTAAAACACATATAGTCAATAAATCTTTGAGTATAACTTTCTGCTATATCCCTTTCCTTTTCCACTAAAAAGTCTACCTCTACTTTGTCAACATTTTGAGCGTTTTCTGAGGTATGTTTAAACAAACCTTTATTGCTTAAAGTATATGCTGCAAATGGTAAATAATAAACCATAGCCCAGTGGATCAACATAGGCTTAATATAAAGGCTTAATAAACTTTTATAATCTGAATACTCAACTGCATTAATATCTCCGCTTAAAATCAAAGTTTGTAGTTTTTCGTATAATTTAGATCCTAAATAATTTTGTATAGTAATATCTTGACTTACTTTTATATACTCTATAAAATCGTCAGCATCTAAATTGCCGTTTGCTATTGTAAATTTCTTTACGTCTTCTGTACTTATTAGTAATGCGTATGCCATTTCTTTAATTATTTAGGTAAAAATCCCTTGTTAGGCATATCAATAGGTCTTTGATATACTTTTTTATCGTTAACCGGTGCTAAATAACCCTCTTTTCTTTGCTGAGAAGGAGTTACCGTTTGTGCTAAAGGACTTGTTATATCAGTTCCTTTTCTTCTATAAGTTTCACGTGTCCAAAAATGATGGCACGCCCCTCCGCCTTTGTATAACCATATTGAGTAATTATCCGCTCCATTAGGACCAAAGCCCTCATTAACTGCTTGAGATCCCATTTGTATAATATCCTCTTTACGGTATAACTTATTTGCCCCTAACATTTTACTACAAAAATCTCTTGTATTGCTTCCTATTTCTCCGCTATATCTGTATCTTGTTCTGAAAATTTCGTTGTCTTGCTCAGAATTTCTTTTTGTATATGCAGAACCGGTAGAAACAAAACTATAAATCTTAGATAATAAAGAAGCCTTAGGGCTATTTAATAATTTTAATTCTGCATCTAATTGCTCCTCGGTATCATAGTCTACTTTTCTACTATCTACTAACTCCCATTCATCTAAATTAATATCTTCTCCAAAATCTTCTAATTTAATACTATCTAAATGCTTAGACATTTGTATTCCTGTTTCCTCAGTAACTTGCTCAGAATTTTGTGCGTTTTCTAGGTCTGTAAACTCTAAAGGCTGAATTGTTTTAAAGTATAATTTTAATTTAATATTATTTAATACTAAAATTTCACCTAAAGCCTCAATTATTTCGATCTGATATGGTTTAATTACTAAGTTATCATACAACAAAGTTGCGGTTTTAATTTCATCCGCATTATTACCTAAACCACCATCCCCAGATCTAACACCTAAAAGCATTGGAGAAGTAACTCGATGCCCTACAATTAGTTTTTCAAAACATTCTTTACTCAAATACTCGTAATGTGCCGGAGCATCATTTAATGGTATATCTATAACCTCAGTAGCATTTTCTTTACTATTTGAAAATCCGTAAATTACTTTTTGACCTTTAGCACCTTGTAATTTATTACTTGCATTTCTTACTATTTCTTCTCTTTTTTCCTCTGGAGGTACACCGTTATTAAAGTTAACAACCTTTGTACCGGAAAATCCATTCTGAACGTCGTTAATTAAATAGTCACTTATTTCCTCTTCTAATTTAGCGTAAGGAATAGCACCCGAGTAATCAATAGGAGTATAGTAATGATAGCCACTAATATATGGTTTAATTACATATATCTCAACTTCTTTACCATTACCATATCCAAAAGCAGGAATTCTTTTTAATTCATCATTAGGTTTTCTTTTGCTCCAATCTGGAGAATAATACCACGCTTCAATTTCTCCTTTATCATTACATTTTTCAGCACGTAAAGTATGCATTGGGAAATGATCAATAAAAGAAACCTGCCCTTTATCATAACCTATTTGCATTGCTGCCATTCCTAAAAGTTTACGCTCTAAACCTACTTTTTTAAGAGTGTTTGGCTTAATAATAGAAACCATTTTGGCGTATTCGTCTGGCTTTTTATTCGCATCTAATGCTCCAATACCTTTGCCATAAATCATATTAGCCACCCCAGTAATAATAGCGTTATTTGTAGTGCTATAAAGATACCGGTCAATTAAAAACTGAAAGTAATTGTTATCTGAGCCATATTCTACAAATTCCCCTTTTTTAGATTCGCTAATCTGAGGCGAAGTATAAGAACTTAAATTTATAATGTGCATAATTAATCGAAAATTTTATATTCGTTATTTGTCGTATGTTGTACGTACTGATCTTTATTTATTGAGTAATCTGAAATAGTTTGGTTTGTGCAGAAAATTTTATCTTTATAAACTATATTAATTCCATTTTTTATACTCAATGTATAATATTTATTTTCTTTTATCGGAAAAATAACCGAAGTAGTTGCGTAATACTTATCGATTGAAAATATACAATCAATAACAATTTCAATGTTTGTTTCTTCATCTCTTAATACAATAGAATCAGCATTGCTACCGTAAATAATAGCATTTAATGTTTGTGCGGTTTCTTGTTCTTTTAAGATAATCATTTTCTTTTATTTAAAAACACTAAAAACATAAATTTGTTAAAGCAAAAAAAAGACGTACCAATAAAGATACGCCTTTTAAACAAAACATTATGAAAAAAAACTAAGATCCAGAAACTACTGTAAATCCTACTGCGGCAACTGTATCCCCTAAGAAGTTAGCAGGTACTTTTTCCATTCCCGTTAACGTTAAAGTATAACCACTTAAATCGCCCATTGCGGCACCTGTTACGATAGTACCACCAGTTACATCACAACCGTGTTCTAAACCTGCTAAAAATAAGTTTCCGTTGTTATCTTCTACAATAACGCTCGGACGCCCATAAGCCATAAGTTTTAATTCTTTATGGTCTTTAACAGTTAATTTCTTGAAAGTAAGTTCTAAAACTTGTTCAAAAAATGTAGTCCCGTTCTCACGTGAACTATTAATGTTTTGAGTAAAGGTTGAAGCACCTTTCAACTCATATTTGTAAGCACTTGGCGTTCCCGCTATTGCGTCAATTACATCGGTATTGGTTGCATCATAAGTAATTGCACCCATATCGCCATAATTCACAAAGTAAACGTTTTTCAAGCCGCCTACTGAGTCCTTACAAACTTCTAATCTTCCTAAAGATAAATCACAAGCCATTTGTATATATGTTTTTAAGTTAAAAAAAAAGGGAAGGCATTTTACCTCCCCTTTTAGAAATTATTTTTTATTGTAATTATGCTGGAGTGTAAAGAACAATCTCAGAACCAATTCCGTATTGTACACCTGCGGTCATTCTCATTACCACTCTTACGTTCATAGATCCGTCGATATCGGCCATATCAATAACCTTAACTTCGTTAGCGTCGTTTAATAAACCTGTACCGAAATATAAGTTTGATTTCTGAGCAGCCATAATATAGTTTGAAGCAAGTCCGTTAGCAACAAAGATTTTAACACCATCAAAAGATAATGATCCATTGTTAAACCATTGTGTTCCCATTGCGTTAGTACCGTTAGCACCTAAACCTGATGCACCAAATCCACCTAAAGCACGAACGTAAGCACGAGCAACGTTTTGTGAAACATAGATGTATAAATCTTCTTTACCATATAAAGCAGCAGGGATTGCATCAACAACTTTTCCTAATTCTGTAATAACGTTTGCAGCAGTAACAGTAGTACCTACTACATCAACAACAGTTGCGTCAGCAGTAGCCAAAGTAACAAGTCCGTTAAATTCTCCAGCGTTAGCAGTTACACCACTCCAGATATTAGTTTCGTTTTTCTCTGCAACTTTAGCAGCTACGTGAGCTAATAAAAAGTCAGCAAATGCAGGAGGTAAAGAGTCAAAAGCTGAATAGCCCATAGATACTGCTTCCCAATCTGAGTGAAAATCTTTTTTGCATAATTGTAAGTTAACTTGAAATTCCTCTGGTTGTAGGATTCTTTCAGTTAAAGTTACAGTTGAAGTTGGTGTAAAATCACAAGTTGCATCTTTTAAGATTGCATCAGTAGCGATTTTCTTAACTACTTCTTTATATTTAATGTTTGGTTTTACTTCAATTCCACCGTTTTCGATAGTAGAAGCAGATAATAATGCAGCGGAGATATATTTTTTTCCAAATTCTCCAGCATACGTTGTAGTAATACTTGTTGTTGTAGCCATTTTTTTTATTAATTTTTATTAGTTAGCAATTTTACTCATTACAATATCTAAAGTTGTTTTTGCTCTTTTTTGAGCATACAAATTTAGCTTTACTTCTGCCTTAGCTTCCGGATTGTGAGTTAAAGGTTCAGCAGCTAATTCAACTACTTCTTTAACCTCAACTTGTTTAGCTAATTCAGTTTTTAAAGATTCGATTTCAGCTTTTAAAGCATCTACAATCTCAGCAGAGAAATGCGATTCTTTTACAGTTGATTCGATTACTTTTTTAGGTGTGTTAGTTTCGGATGCCTCAACTTCAACTTCTACGGCTGGTGCTTCTTCTACTGGTGCTTCCATAACCGCCTCTTTGATTTCTTTGATTTCTCCTTCAACCTCAACAACTAACATCATTCCACTCTCCAAAGTATACTCTCCAATAGGTAAAGCAACTCTGTCTTCTCCGTTAACAATAAACACCGGTTGACCTGCCTCGAACATTTCTGCCTCGATAATAGTACCATTGTCTAATGCCATTTGCTCAAGTTTGATTTCCATACCTAGCAATTTTTTAATTTCTGTAATTACGTTTGACATATTAATAGTTATTTAATTTAAAAACTCTATTTATTAACTTTTGTTATATTTTTAACCGTTTCTAACAATAGTTTTAACTCCATCAATTTCTGTTATAACTACGTTTTCTATTTCACTTCCAGTTATAACTCCAATACCTTGATTTTGTAAGTCCCCATTACAACAATCTTTTTTGTACTTTCCGTCATCACATAGACAACCTCTTTTGCCACCTTTAGGGCTTGTTTTACTTTTTGTAGCTTTCATATTTAATATTTATGGTTTTGTGTTCTTTGAATAAAATATATTACATCGTG